TGGGGGACGGCGAGGAGGTGGAGGCGGCGACTGCGGCAGTCCTCGCCAACAAGCTCCTGCAGTTCGCCAACGGGGCAATCTACACCGACGACAAGCAAAACTGGTCAGAGACGCACAAGGCCAAACTGGACGCCTTGGAGGAAATCGTCGAGGACAATCCAAACGAGACGCTGCTGGTTGCATACAACTACAAGTCGGATCTTGCCCGGCTGCAGGCCCGCTTCCCCGACGCAGTTGTCCTCGACAAAAAACAAACAACCATTGACAGGTGGAACGCCGGTGAGATTAAAATGCTTCTCGCCCACCCGGCGTCTGCTGGGCACGGGCTCAACCTGCAGAATGGCGGCAGCCTGATTGTCTGGTTCGGCCTGACGTGGTCCTTGGAGTATTACCAGCAGTTCAATGCGCGACTGCACCGGCAGGGTCAAGAAAAGCCTGTCCGCATTCTGCATGTGATCGGTAAGGGAACTATCGACGAGAGAGTTATGGGCGTCCTTGCGCATAAGGACATGACGCAACGCTCATTGTTGGCGGCACTGAAGCCGTCTAAATAGAAGAGGGAAAAATGAAAAACGTAAACGAGATATTGAACGAAAGAGAAAAAGTCAGCGGCAATTACGTCGACGTTGCTCGCATGATCCAAGACACCGTGCGCCTGTGGGCTACGGGGCCAAATTGGAGCAAAGGCAAGTTGACTGATCCGCAAGTCACCAGTCTGGAAATGATTGCGTTGAAAGTCACCCGCATCCTGCAGGGCGACAACAATCACGTTGACAGTTGGCGCGACATCGCGGGCTACGCGGAACTTGCCGCAATCGAAATCGAAAAGGCCGAAAGGGCTTTAGAGGAGAGCTTGCAAATTGTCGACGGGGCATTTAGCAAAATACCAAAGAAGGAGAAGTAAAATGAAATTAGCCCTCACACTCGCAGCAGTGATTGCATTTGTCGGCCCAGTGGCCGCGCAAGAGAATGATGCGGCAGACTTTTTCCGCAAGGACAAAAACTATTGGAGCCGCGGGCTAAAAGCCCCCGCCGTCATCGCATACAATGAGGACATCAGACATGTCCGTAGTATATCGAAGCGCAAGCAGATCGTGCGCCGCATGGTTGCCCATCAGGCCAGAAAGAAGCTGGGCAAGCGATGGGTAAAGTCAGCAGTCAAGATAGCCTATGTCGAGAGCCGGTTTAATCCGAAGGCCGTAGGCCCACGCACGCGGCACGGCAGGGCAAGGGGCGTCATGCAGGTGATGCCAAAGTCTGCCCGCGCCATGGGGTTTAACCCACGCCGCCTGAACGAGGCCGCTTATGGGATTGCTGCCGGCATTGCGCACATGCGTCTGTGCATCCAGAGCGGCGTGCGCACCGATGCCGAGATGTCGGCTTGTCATGTTGCAGGTCCTAGAGGTTGGGCAATCCGTCTGCGTAAGCATGCGCAGCGGTACAAGAGAATTTACGTCGCCATGGTGCGCAGGGCACCCGGCTATTGGGACTAGGGGGAAAGATGTCTTACCTGTTTGGTTTGGGGCTTATTAGCGCCACCGCAATTGCCGTCCTGACTGTTGTCGGTTGCGGCTTCTTCACGCTGGTGATGGTCTTGGCCATCGAAGAAAAAATTCAAGAATGGAGAAAGTAAAATGGAATTTAACACGCCGGAAGCACTCTATCAGCACTACAAAAATGTCCGTCAACGCATTGAAACGGCCTCTAGAGAGGCAGCGATAAAGAATGGCGTCATCGTACTCCCGATCAAAAAACTGCCGCCGCCGGAGCAGAAAAGGGCGGCAGAGATAGAGCAAAGCGAAGACAATGCGGTCATAGAGATGGAGCCGCCAAAGCACCTTAACGATACGCAAAGGATCATGTACGAGATTGCCCTCAAGCACGGGATTCTTGTGTCAGATATGCGCGGACCTGTGCGCCAGAGGCATTTTGTGCTTGCTCGGCAAGAGGCAATGTGGGAGATTAAACGTCAGAGGCCAGACTTGTCCCTGCCCCAGCTTGGGCGCATGTTTGGCGGGCGAGATCATTCGACAATATTTCACGGGATCCGGGCGCACCAAAAGCGTCTAGATGCTCGTAAAGAATTGTGCGTATAAAACTGCCTTGGGGCGACATTAAACAGTTTCACGAAGAAGCAGTCGCGGAGAACTGGCGTGGTTACACATTGCCAGATCGCGGAAAATAGGAGTGATTGGTATGGCAGAGAAGATGATTGACAGATCCGACGCAACTATGCTCCGCGCCGAGATCATGCGCTTTGTGAAACGTCTTGAAGGCATGGGGTTTGACCGTGACGTTTCAGGCGTCACTATGGCTGGAGTTGGGTTGGCGCTTGCCCACGCTGGCGGCTTTGACATCGAGAATATATTTGAACAGTGCCGCCTTGCCGTAGAGCAAGACGCGGGGGGTGCGGCAAATTAACGGAGCAATGGAAATGAGCGAAGCGATTACAGTAATTGGTGTGCTCGCCTATATGCTGACCGGCCTTTGGCTCACGGCTGAAATATGGGGTGTCGAGAAGCCTAGTATGGGGGACTGGATTACAGGCGCAATAGCTGGCGTTCCTATTGCGATGTACATGTTGCCAGTCGCATTTTTTGAGCGATATAGGAGAAAGAAGTTCGGAAAATAGGAGATTTCGCAAGGGTATTGCAAATAATCTGTATCCCTGTAATATTGATTATCGGGATCCGGGCGCACCAACAGCGTCTAGATTCTGGTAAAGAATTGTGCGTCTAATCGAACGCGCACAATACTCGTCAGAAATGGTTCTGGCGGGTGGACATTGGGTCTCATGTTACTCCATGCCCTTGTCCCTGTTGGATTACTCCGAAACTGACTTGCCCCGGCATTACGCCGGGGCTTTTTCAAATTCTTTTAGAGCCATATCTCTAGGTTTGTTGTTCTGCGGTGACTTTTGCCGCCTATTTAGCAGCAATTGTTTCGTCTTCTTTTTGTTTCAAAACATACCAAGCGTCGATAAGAGATTGAAATTCGTCTATAGATGAAATGCTCTCATTCAGTATGGCCTCGCCTGTAAAAGGTTGGACAAATTCTTTCCAGCCAGAAACATCATGCCACTGCACCGCATGCAGTGACTGGTCAATGCCTGAGCAGTCAATTTCAAACATTTTTCCGTCAATGTAGACGGCGTTGTCAGCTCTTATTATAGTCAATCGCATTGGATAACCTCATAGTGCTTGGCTGGGATATTATCCGAGCGGCTTGCATGGTTTCATCGTGCGCCCGCACCATTTCGTTGCGGAAACTCTCGGTGGCTGCAGCCCCCTGTCTGACTTCTTTTGCGTTCTCAATCAAGAGCATTGGAAGCCACTTTACTGCGCAGTCCCACTCATCAACTTCTTCCCCGGTCTGCGGGTGAACGCCACGCAATTGGATCATCCAAGTGCATTGCAGACCAACACAGTCCTTTTTGATGAGCGGACAGAACTTTCCGTTTTCTACTTTCATTTTGCTCCCTAGTTCTTCGTCGCGATAATCACATCGACATATTGCACAGCAATATTGAGACTGTGATTATGAGAACCGCCTCCGCCGGTTGATCCTGTTGTTCCGCTCGCAATATCGCCATTATCGCCGCCTTGATATACAAAATTACTACCGCCCGTATATGTTGAGTAGCTATGAGTATGGGCTGGCATCTGGGATGTGCTAAGAGTTGTCGATCCAACATTTTGGCTGGAGAAAGCAGTCGTAAACGCGACGCTACCGCCCGATGACGCCGTACCAGAAACGACGCGAAGTGCTTTGTTGTTGTGTGTCGTGGATTTAGTCCAGCCCGTCGGTGCGCTTGTCTGCGCGAACAGCATAAGTGTGCCGGACGGGATGGGAATAGCGACAGTTCCTGTTGACGCCGAAGTCACACGGCCCTTCGAGTCTACAGTTATTGTGGCAAAATTATACGTCCCGGCAGAAACGCCAGAATTTGCGAGAGTGGAACTTATTGCTGCATTGGCTGACCCGTCTACAGACGCAGAGCCCGTGACGTCTCCTGTCAGAGATATGGTCCTAGCTGTTGTCCAAGTTGCGGCACTTCCTGTTACGGATATGCTCCAAGTGCCGCTCGCCCCTGCCCCCGTCCGCGAAGGCACATTGAGATTAGTCTGAGCAGAGCTTGCTGTAGTGGCCCCAGTGCCACCATTGGCAACAGCAATTGTCCCGACGTTCAACGTGATGTTACCGGAGAGCGCTC